CAACGTATTGGTTCTGGTCACGGCGCACACCAGCTATTTCCGGGGTGGTGAACCTGGTGATGTATACTATGACCTTAACTGCCGGACCTGGCGAGAGGTCAAAGTCAGAACAGTGGCAGAGGCAGCCGCGCCAGCAGCATCTCCAGGGATAGCACAACAACGTCCGCGGCCAGACACGAAGCCGGTGCCAAAAACATATACCGTTAAACCTGGTGATTCGCTTTGGAAAATTGCCAAACTCCAATTAGGCTCCGGAAGTAAATGGGAATCAGTATATGAGGCAAATAGGGAGACTGTTGGTCCTGATCCAAACAAAATCTTTCCGGGTCAAAAGCTGGTGTTGCCAAATGATTAACCCCGGCCTCACGCCTTACGAAGTGGTGCTGGCGAATAAATACTTCCTCCGGGAGATCGTTGAAAATATCACCATTGAGGAAAGTCTGGACGAAATTGCCGCCCGGGCTACCGTGGTGATGACGATCACCCCAGACTTCCCGGGCATCGTTCCGGGCCAGGCCATGCGGGTGAGCGGCGTGCCATTCGGCGGCACGTCCATGGTGGTTCTGTTGGACGGTGTGATCTGGGAATGTAACTCGGTCACCAGGGGACAGAAGCACCTGACGGCGACTTTGTATAGCAATGACGTATATATGTTGAAAAGCGAAGATGAGTATCTTTTCTCCGCTGGTTCAACGGCCAGCCAACGACTAAAGCAATATGCCTCCGACTGGGGTATTCCCATAGGGCAAGTGGCCGATACTGGGGTTGCCCTGGCGAAAGCGGTTTACCGAGCGCAGCCTATCTACAACATGTTGCTCTCTGACTTGAAGGAGACTGTAAGCAAAGGCGGCAGGATGTTTCGGCCCAGAATGACAGGCACTACTCTGGACCTGGTATCATTGGGGAGTAACCGGACGGTTTGGGTCATGGAAGCCGACCAGAACGTTGAGGAAATTGACCAACTGCGAACCCTTGATGGGGTAGCAACCCAGGTTAAGGTCTTGGGGGCCGCGCCGGAAGAAGGCCGGTCGCCCGTCTTGGCCGTGGAGAAAGGGGAGACTGCCAAGTACGGCACTCTCCAAAAGGTGATCCAGGACCCAAAGATCACCACTGCCGCGGCCGCGAAGCAGGCAGCCAAAGAGATGCTTGCCGGGATGCAGGAGACTATTACGGTCACGGCATTGGACATCAATACCGTTCGCGCTGGCGACAAGGTCCAGCTCAACGGTATGGACCTCTTGGTCGTGTCTGTCCGGCATAACCTCGGGAGCCCGGGCCACATGACCGTGGAGCTGGCGCGGGGTGATTATGTAAGGAGGCGGTATTATGCCAGGGGACCCGTATAAAGAGTTAGCTGGTATGATTGAACAGCGGGCCGCCGGTCACGCGGACCGGATCGCCTCCACCCTACCGGCCGAGTTGGGCACCATCACCGAGACCATGGCCCTGAAACTGGACCGTTTCCGGCACGAAATCAAGGATTACCTAGTTGCCGATTGGGAGTTGAAAATTGAACTGCCGCAGGCCTCCCGGGTTATAAAGACGGCGGCACCCGTGGAGGCCGACGGAAGCGACATACCCGAAGTTACCACTTATTCCAGCCTAACCAGGCTGGATTTTAATGTGCAGGGTGTAGGCGATCCGACCGCCACGGTAAAGTGCCACCTGAACCTGAAAGATGGTCTAAAGCCTGGCGACCGGGTGCTGGTCCTCCCGGTAAACGGGGGGCAGGATTTTGCGGTGATCAGCAAGGTGGTGAGTTAAGTGCCTTTTCTTTTCCCAACTGAACAGGTAACGGCAGCCCCAGAGGAGACCCAGACAGCGCCGGTCAAGTTCGGCAAAAGCTGGGTCTTCGATTTTGATCAAGGGGATTTTGTTCTATCTCCTACCGGCAAGGTGGTGGAAGCTGATGGCGCCGAGGCCTACCGCCAGTGGGCGCATAAAATCCTTCTGACCCCGAGGTACCGGCATGTAGTCTACTCGCGGAATTATGGTCAGGAGTTTGAGGACCTTTTGCGCCGCAATCTTACCCGGGCCGGGAATGAAAGCGAAATTAAGCGGATGGTCACCGAGGCACTCATGGTTGACCAGCGCACGGCCTCCGTAGGAGATTTTACTTTTGACTGGCAGGAGGATGCAGTTTATTTCACCTGTACCGTGACAACGGCCCAAGGTGAGCAGGTGCAGATCTCCGGCCAGGTCCAGGGGGTGAGTTAATTGGCTGACATTGTGTTACCTGATTTTCTTCAGGATGAGACTGAAGAACAGATTATGGCCAGGATGATTGCGCGTTTGCCGTCAGACCTGGATGTGTCAGAAGGCTCTTATCTTTGGGATGCTCTAGCGCCAGTTGCGGCAGAGATTGTCCAGATGAAGATGGAGGCCAGGGAGATCCTCAAGCGGGCATTTATACAGTTTAGTTACGGTGAGTATGTGGATGCCCGGGTTGCCGACCGTGGGATAACGCGAAAACCGGCGGTCAAAGCAACAGGCCAGGTGCAGGTGACGGGTACGCCGGCCACGGTCATTCCGGCGGGTACCCGTTTTTCTACAACAGCCGACTTGTCCACTGGAACGCCAGCAATAGAGTTTGTTTCTACGGCCCAGGCCAGCATTGGGGCTGGCGGGACGGTACTGGTGAACATCGAGGCGGTTGACGCTGGCGCTGAGGGGAATGTTCCAGCCGGAGCAATTAATCAGCTTATGGTCCCAATCGCCGGGGTCACGGCTGTAAGCAATCTGGAGGCCACCAGCGGCGGGGCTTTGCAAGAAAGCGACGATGATTTGATTTCTCGCTACCTTGAGCAGGTCCAGCGGCCACCGGACACCGGAAACAAGAACGATTACATCCGGTGGGTCAAAGAGGTGGCGGGAGTCGGCGATGCTATCTGCATCCCGCTTTGGAATGGCCCGGGCACTGTAAAGGTGGTAATCGTGGATAGCACAGGAGCACCGCCGAATTCCACCCTGGTGCAGCAGGTGCAGGATTATATCTCTCCTGCCCCTGGGATGGGCGAAGGTCGGGCACCAATTGGGGCGAGCGTAACCGTCACGGCTCCGACTACGGTGTCTATAAACGTCACCGCCACTCTGACATATGCGGCAGGATATGACCCGGCGTCGGTCCGGGCCAGTGTAGAGGCCACCATTGACACGCTACTCAAGGGCCTGACGATCGGCGAGGATGTGCGCCAGACGGCCATCGCCAACGCCATCTTTGACACTCCAGGCGTGGCCGATTATGCAAATCTCCTGGTTAATGGTGGGGCCGGTAATGTAGTCGTAGCCGAAGACGCTAAAGCAGCCAAGGGGGTGGTGACCCTGACATGATCACCTCTGCTCACGGCAAGGAGATGATGGCGAACTCCCCCCGGTACTACGAGGCAAGTCGGGTATTTCAGGCCCACATAGAGGCCAAAGGCATGGAGCTGGACAACCTTGACGCCATAATGAGCGACATCGAGGCCCAGTTCTCTGCATCTTTGGCGAGCTGGGGGCTCAGGTACTGGGAGGAAATGTGTGGACTGCCCACCGATGAGCAGGAACCGCTGGAAAACCGCAGGAACCGGATACTGGCAAAACTGCGGAGCTTCCCCTCAGCCAGGCGATGGGATATCGAGCGCGTTATTGCAAGCTTGGTCAGTGGTTACTTCGATCTTCTGGACTATCCGGCGCTCTATGCCTTTTATGTGCGGACAGCCTGGGACAAAGTGGCCGACCTGGACGCCCTGATGAAAGCCCTGGACGAGGCCCGGCCGGCGCATATCACCTTTGGCGTGGTGGGCATCCCTGACCGCATGCTCCTGCTAAACCGGGCCGGGGCTTTAGCAACGGTCATTCAGGACCTCTCCTGGCAGGAAACCAAGACGTGGAAGGTGTTTACCGGGCCGCGGTTCAACTCCGCTGGCGCCGTGGATACCGTGACCGAGGACACCTCCTGGAGCGAAACCATTACTTTCAAGACGTTCACCGGACCGCGGCTTGGGGGCCTGAAACTCAATCAGGCCGGGGCGGTGCAGACTGTTACCACGGACGAGGGCTGGGATGAGACGATCATCCATTACAAATTTAGCGGCCCGCGGCTCAATGGTCCCACGCTACGGCTAAATGGCACAGGCATGGCTAATGAGGGTCCCAAGACCAGCGAGCAGGTGGTGACGCACCATGAAATTCTGGTGACCAAAAAGACGTTCCCACAGGGACAGTTGTTCAATGCCGGCCCAACGATCACCCAAGAGCAGACGATCCCGCATCCCGGCAGCCAGACCTACAAGCGGTTTGTGGCACCGATAGCGGCCCTGAATGCCCGCGGCGCCATTATTGAGGACGTGGTGGACCACGGCTGGGATGAGACGATCACCGAGCACCGGTTCACGGGGCCGCGGCTCAACAGCACGCCAACCCTGACCGTAACTGGCCAGGCCAGGCTCAACGCCGGGCCAAAGACCAGCGAGCAGACAGTGCTCCACCACCCGGTGCTGGAGACCACTATCAGGAACGACGGCGGAACCCTTTTCAACCGGGGTCCTACTGAGACCAGACAGGAGATCATAAATCACCCGGAGGTGCTTACGTACAAGAAGTTTGACCCCGAGACCGGCATGGTGCTCAACAGCAAGCCGGTCCTCGGCTACATGTGGAAAAAAGAACTGAAGGAGGCGATCTAATATGGCTCTCAAAAGTTTAACCGGGATTCACCAAGATTTATTTAGCCTGAAGGCGGTAATCGAAGAATTGCAGACTAAGGTGACTGCCCTGGCGGCCCTGGCTAATGAGATCAAAGCCGATTACAACGCGCATACCCACACGGAGAATACGGCGGCATCATATGCCCAAAACGCTAGTACCCAGGGGCCCTCGGCAACGGTATCATCGGCGGATGTGACCATCTAAGGAGGTGAGTAAACTTGGCAGAGAAATTGGTGAAGTACCAAGGTGATACTACCCAGCGGGAGCTGTGGTCGGGAGGGCCGGTAGTGAGCACCGGGGTTTCCCGTCTGCTTGATCCCACTGACCGAAGCTTCACAACCGTGATGTTTCAACAAGGTAAGCCGCCCTTGGACGCCGAGATAAACCTGGTGCAGCAGGTACAAAACCACCTGCGGGCGCAGATGCTGCGCCAACTGCTGCCATCGGGAATATTGGCTCTGGGGGCTTTGACTACGGGGGTGACTAGCCCGGTCAACTGCCTGCGGCTGGCCGACAGCTATGCCCTGGTCAATGGTTTTATTGCCCGCCTGGCCGGAGTTAACCGGGCGGACACGTCGAACGACATTACCTTTCCGGATGCTCCCGTTTCGGGTTATCGGGACGACCTGGCCTTCGTGGAGATCTGGTTCGAGGAGGTGGCGCCCACCGGGAGTCCGGAGACAGACAGCGAGAACATCTATAAATACGGCGGCGTCCAGAGCGGTACCCAGACCAACGACCTCCAGGATACTACCATCGGGGACGAGACCACCCGGCGCATCCAACTGCGCTGGAGATTGCGGACTGTGGCCGACGTGGATTTTGCCACCTACCCGGACGGCGTAAACCACGGAGCCAAGGTCAAAGCCTGGGGTGGGGCCGGAGCAGATACCACCTATGCCTTCACAGCCTCGAGCACCGACAGTAAGCTCTACGTGGCCGGCGACGGCTCCACGGCGGCCTGCGATGCCCTCAAATGTGCTACCGGTTACGTCTATGCCCTGAGCTTATTCAAAGTCCACAGGCGAAACCAGACGGCCTATGACGCCGTCACGAACCCCGATGGCGCCCCGGCCTATGGCCAGGCGAACCCGCGGCCAGACCAACTATTCCACAACGTCATTGCGACCAGGGACGTGACGCCGACCTACTTCTTGACCGACCTGAAGGAATACCTCTCCCCCGGCATTGAGGCCATAGGGGCTACGGTAATGGAGCTTGCCCGGGCGGTCAGGAGCACCGACCTGGAACTCGACAAGTGGAAGAAGCAGCGATTGCAACAGGGCACGGTGACCATCTACAACAAACTGGTAGTCGAGGGCTGCATCATCGGTAAGGTGGTCGGTACCCGCAACATCCAGATCACCAAAACAGGAACCTATACGGCCGGCAATGCCTCGAAGATTTACATCGATGGCAAGGACGTGCTCATTTACGACGAGCAGAACGTGGCCATGGTACCTACCAACCCCGGCGGGACGGCGGTAAACTATTACGCCTGGCTGGCATGGGACAGCGGTCAGGGTAAATACCGCGTCTACGTGGGCACTACCGTTCCTGAAAACTCCCTGAAGCTATACCAAATCACTGTGCCGGCCGGAGACGAAGCGACCAATCTGGACGCGTGCACATTTACCGACCAACGGCGGCTGGAGCCAGGACACCCGAATTACTACACAACGAAACCCTTCGTCCTGGTCAGCCCGACTGGGTACCCAATGTTGGACACCCCAGGATATGACGTACTGCTCACGGTTGAGAGCGCCAGCGACCCGGATAAGGTTGGCCGGCTGGAGGTTTATGACAAGGCCAGCAACGGGTTCAAGGTCAGGCCTACCGGCACCGCGGATAACATCCAGGCGCGCTGGACTATTGTTAACCCGGATATCGCTTAAGGGGGGTGAAGAAGATTGATTGTCCGAGAAGTGAATGAGGGACCAAAAATTGAACATGCACTGGACGGAACGGTCCTGGCCCTAGCGGGCGGGGCCGTTTCTATTGACCTGGCCGCCCGGCAGCAAGATACAGAAACGGTGCTTGACATCTGCCGCGACAATGGCCACCTAGTGGAAGGCATGGGACGATGGTATGTGGCTACCATCATCATACCACCCAAGCGGTACCACCTGGTGGACACCGGCCAGGTGGACGAGAACGGGGCGCCGGTTATGGCTCCGGAGGTCTTGCCTATTGATACGGATACAGTGGTGCTGAACCTATGGGCCTTACCCGAAACAAGCGAAGGAGGTAGCGAAGTATGATCTTCAGCGTTAAAGATACCTACCGGCAGGCCGTGGAGGCGGCCAGTGGCGGCAAAAACACCGTGCTCTATGACGACCTGGGGTATCCATCTATCGTGGTGGTGATACCCAAGTTCAAACTGAGCGATATCGACGCCGGCTGGCCTTCGGACCCGCATCCGGCTTTTGTGGTCAACGGCCAAGAGAAATCGGAGATATACATCTCCAAATTCCAGAACGTAGTAGTCGGCGGCCGGGCCCTTTCTCTGCCTATGCAGGATCCCAAAGTCTATGTAAATTTTGAGCAGGCCAGGGGATATTGCACTGCCAAAGGCAAGGGCTGGCACCTGATGACGAACACCGAGTGGGCAGCCATTGCCCTGTGGTGCTGGAAAAACGGTTTCCTGCCCAGGGGCAACAACAGTTATGGTGCAGATGTCGGCGCAACTTACGAGAGAGGCAAGGTTGTTTATCGCTACGAGAGTAGCGGTATCTGGTATGACGGCAGGACGGCCACGGGGAGTGGCCCTGCTTCCTGGTACCACGACAACACTCCCTTTGGCATTGCCGACTTGAACGGCAACATCTGGGAGTGGATCGACGGCCTTAAACTCCACGATGGCAAGATTTACGTCCACGGCGCCGGCGGGGCGGCCCAAAACAACTTCGAGACTCAAAATAACAGCCACGATGTGACCGGTTGGGTGGATACCGGCGCTTATTTCGATAACACAACGGCCGGCGATAGCACCCAGACGGATCATGATGTAGGCGGCGACCCCATCCTGAGCCAGGACCTGACTAACCCGATGTATACCACTGACCCGGCGACGGATGCCTATTACGGGTATAGCAACATTGCCTTCGAGAGTCTCACCGCCGAAGCCGGGTTTACGCCCCCGGCTATGTTAAAACATCTGGCTATCCAGCCCCCCGGCGCCGGTTTGGGCGGGGATTATCTCTGGGTGCGTAACTACGGGGAGCGCGTCCCGCTCCGGGGCGGGTATTGGAACAGTGGTGCGCATGCGGGGGTCTTCTCTCTGGCCCTGTTCCACGCCCGCTCGTATTCGGACGGCCGCATCGGCTTCCGCGCGGCTTTTATTCCCGTGTAATCTGGGTTCTGAATCCTGAAATCTGTTGGGCGGGCGATAGCCCGCCCTCCCAGTTCTTGAACACGGGGGTAAAAGCCTTGGCTGAGGAGTTGAAGGTTCTACAAAAAACCTACGACATGATCCAGTACGGATACATCTGCCTGCGGCAGTACCCCAAGAGCGAGAAGCACACTTTGGCGGCCGAAACCAAGCGGGCCATGTTTAAGCTGCTTGAGGGTATCATCATGGCCAACAAACGGTATTACAAGAAGAACGCCATCCAGAATGCCGACATTCAACTGGATATTCTGCGGTACTACGTAAGGCTCGCCAAGGATCTGGGTTTCCTGCCAGTAGGCAAGTATGAGAACTGGGCCAAAATGATGGCCGAAATAGGGAAAATGATTGGCGGCTGGCTTAAGTCGGCCCGTTAATCATTTTGGGGAGAAAGCCATAGCGCGTCCCGATCCGGGGCGGGAATTGGAACAATGGTGCGAATGCGGGGGTCTTCTATCTGAACCTGAACAACGCCCGCTCGAATTCGGACAACAACATCGGCTTCCGCGCGGCTTCACCCTGTAGCCAGAAGCGGCCGGCTTACGGGCCGGCCCCCAGCGCGCAGGGGTAAAGGGGCTTTCTTCCCTGCCGCGCCTCGATATCGGGGTCGGCAAAAAACTAAATTGCCGGGAAGGCAGCTAGTAACCCGCAAGGGCGAAGGGTGTCACGCCCGGCACCTCTTTTTAGAGGTGATGGTATGAAGAAGCTCAAAGGACTATATCCCAGGGTCTATGATTTTGAGAACCTCCTGGAGGCCTACAAGGAGGCCCATAAATGCAAGAGGTTCCGGGACGAGGTTCTAGCTTTTACCTGCAACCTCGAGGAAAACTTGATCAGCATCCAGAACGATCTGATCTGGCGGACCTACAAGGTGGGCCGGTATAAGGAATTCTTTGTCCACGACCCGAAGAAACGGCTAATCATGGCTCTGCCGTTTAAGGACCGGGTGGTTCAGTGGGGCATTTATCGCGTGCTTAACCCGCTCCTTGACAGGCGCTATATCTCGGACAGTTACGCCTGCAGGGTGGGCTACGGTACCCACCGGGCGGTGGATAGGCTTCAATACTGGCTCCGGGATCTGACCAGAAGATACCCCATGGTATACGTTCTTAAGCTAGACATAAGCAAGTATTTCTACCGGGTAGACCACGACGTTCTCATGGGGATCTTACGGCGGATAATTGCCGACGAGGGCATGCTCTGGCTGCTAGAGACCATCATTCGGTCAGAGAATACCAAGTTTGGCATTCCTCTTTGCGATCACGGCTTTGAGCGTGAGAGGCTCGAAGGAGTAGGGATGCCTATAGGCAACTTAACTTCGCAGATGTTCGCCAACCTCTATCTAAACGAGTTGGACCAGTACGCCAAGAACGTCCTGAAAGTCCGGTATTATGCCCGCTATATGGACGATATGATCATTTTGCACCCAGACAAGAAATATCTCTGGCGGCTCAAAGAAGAGATCGGCGCCTTTCTGGAGGAGCATTTGCGCCTGGTGCTCAACGGCAAGACCACCGTCCGGACGGTGGATCAAGGGATAGACTTCTGCGGCTACCGGATATGGCCCACCCACCGCAAGCTCCGCAAGAAGACGGCTCTCAAAATGAAACGGCGCCTGAGATATTTCCAGAGGGCATACGACCGGGGCGAGGTGGATTGGGAGGAAGTAAACGCCAGCGTTCAGAGCTACTTGGG